AGAAGAAGTAATTGGTAATAAGACTTGAGCCCAAGGCAGGTCAGCCGTTGGCAATAAAAGTTTGTCCTTGGTATGAAAGCCAAGGCATCGGACTCTTACACGGCCAGTTTGCTGTGGGTCTTGTCTATCTTCGACTACGCCATAGAAATGGACGAATTGATTGAGGCCTATAAAGTTTTTGCTTAGCGCCATGTGTCTTCCTTGGTTTTGTTTTTTTTATCTTTTTTTTTGGCTGGTTGGGTGGCCGACTTTATACCACTGGCTCCCCTATTCTTTTCCCCATTTACAACACGCCTGCGCTTGGCCACTTTAGTGCGAGAGTTCGCAAGGATGTTGTGGAGTATTCTTGCATACTCTAGAAACTTCGCCTCTAGAAATTTCGCCTGGCCTATTGAAATGCCTTTGAGAAAATGTTTTACATAACTTTTTGGTAGTGTTATCGGAGGATATTGTGAAGTATCTATCGTATACATCTTACTTATGTTAAGGGTGTTTTCTTTCATATCTGTTAGCGATTTCCTCTAAATTTCTGAAGGTTATAATCTGTCCAATATTTCATTTTCTTATCTATGAGTTTCTGACTAGGGAAGCCTCTTGGCTGCTGTAAGGGCCTTATGGCCTTTGATGGAAAATTTTTCGACAACCTATGAGAATCTTTCAGTAAAGTCATAGCTAATCTCCTACTATCTGGCTATCTAGCTTGTATTGGTCTTGTTCTATTCCAGAATCATCTATCTCACGACCAGTAAAATTGTCCCTTACTTCTACCGGCACTTCACCAAAATATGAATCCTTAATCAATATCATAACCATTGAATGTCTTGAAGACGACCCAGCTTTTGTTACTATGTGTCTTATACTTGATATTAAATAATCTCCTGATAGTTGTTTATCTGCATAGTCATCCTCATATTCTGTAGCAATAGATTGTATATTTAATGTAACCTTCTCACCCACTCTTATAGCAGTGAATCCAGGAACTTCTATCTCTACTTTAAATGTGTCAAAAGCATTTAACTGACTAATTCTCTTTTGTAATATGTTTTCTACTGGAGGAAACTCAGCACTATCGTGTATTTTTTCTGTTGATGACTGAAAAAACAGAACACTATCTGAATGGTCAGTAACATACTGATTCCTATCATACTTTGTCCAAGGGATTAAAGAATAAGCACCTTGTTTGCCTTCCGTATCTCTAATTTGTTGTCCTGTTAGACCTTTTTTCTTTTCTGGTTTTGATTCTGTATGATGACTTTCTGTAAAATCTATGTGATAATCGTATTCAGTTTCTTTGAAAGTCTTGTTAAAACTATCGTGTGTAAGTAGTTTAGATGCCGCTACACCCGATTTTATCGTCTTAATAGTGTCAGATTGCGACAACACATGAAAATTATTAATAGCTGTTAAATCACTTGTAAGTTTATTATCTTCTTTATTCACAACTGGCAAATTTCTAAAAGTATAATTATATGTAATGCCAGGTATTCTGTTCTTACCTTGTTTAGCTAACATAGATTCAATACTTCTGAATTGAAATCCACTTGCATCCTCATAAAACATATAGCCAGCACTATTATAGTTTGCTGGTCTAACTTGTTCTGCTATTTTACGAATTGCTGAAAATGGATGTATATTTGGAACAACATATTTAAAAAGTTCTTTTGATTCTTCAGAAAATATAGGTTTTTTACTATCAATATAGTCCTCATTTCTTAACAAATCTTTTATCATCGGGACTCCACTATTTTGATATGCTTTTGATACTCTTACTTGTTCATTTCTTATTGTTTCTCTTGAACAAAAATGTAATGTATATGCTTGTGTTTTATCATTTAATGTTTTTCTATCTGTTATTTTATAGACATACATTGGATGTCCTGATTTTTCTGTAAAATCATAATGTCTTCCAAAGTCTTTACCAAAACCAGGTGATGATAGTTGAAATTCTACTCTTTCAAATCCTGTGATTGGCATAAGATAAGGTAGATTAAATGTATCAACCATAACCAAATTGCCTGATAAGGTATCATTAAAAAGACTTTCATATATATTGACTTCACCAACCAGTGCTGTAATATCTCTTTTAATAAGTGCTTGATTGTCGTAAGATTGATAAGATACTAATTCAATTTTTGGTAAATTAAAATCACCAGCTTTTTCATAGATTTCAGAATCAATTTCTTTATAACTTCCCATATTATTTTAATTTACTCTCCGTTTATAAGTTGTCCAAACTCAAAGACAAATGCTTTTAAAAAACCAGGGTCTAATATGTTTATTTGTCTCCTTTTATCATTTAATCTTTGTTCGTATTCTCTATTTGATACAGATGATGCTCCAACTTCATCACTATTTACTTCAATCATATGGCTATAATCGGATGAGGTTGTTGGTCCTGATGTTTGTGCCAGTTCATAATGGTGTATGTCATCAGGATTTGTATACTTGTCAAAAATAAATTTTTCAAATTCACTAAAACTTAATGGCCATCCATAATATCTATCAGTAATATTATTTGTCATTAAAACAACCCAATGATAATCCACAGAACCAAACATTTTTTGTGCTGTTGTTTCTGGTGTTTCTCCATCTGGTATATCATACTTGTCAAATAAATTTGCCACTTTAGCAATTTTATTTCTTACCTTAACTCTACGAAGGACATCAGTAACAACTTTTTTATTCTTGTCGCCCTTAATATCATAAATTATTTTTGGAAACTTTGTAAAAAACATCTATTAATACCCTAATGCTATTGTATCTTTGGTCATTATTTCTAGTTCTTGGAATTTTAAATCCATTTTTATAATATTTGGAGATGCACCTGCACCATCACCCTTAAAAGTTGTAAATTTATCATTTGGTGTATAATTAACATCAACACTATCACAATAACATCTTGATATAAATGGAAGATACATATTCTCTTTGTGCATAAACATATATCTTATTTCAAATTGTGATGGTAAATCTAATAAATGTTCAGTACCACCCGGCTCTCTCATTTGTGGGAGCATATGATACTTAAATGTTTTTATAATTTTATGAGTAGAATCTAATTCTTTTTGATTTCTTGGAGCAAAAGTATATGAAAATGCAAAATTTCTAAATGACGGAGCACTCATCATTAATTCCATATGTGGATTCACCATTGTGCTAGTGCTTGCTTGAGAAGCAGCTTTCATACCTTCACCAACTATACCTTCTACTATTGCTCTAAATGCTGTCCCACCTACATTTGCTGTATCTTCCATAATTTCTTTCATAGTTGAACCTTGAAGAGCACCTATTAATCCTCCTGATTTAAAATCTCGAGCAAAGTCTCCAGCGCCTTCTGCTAAACCTCCAGCAATTTTACCAACACCTGATTTCATCAACCCAAACATACCTGTTGCTTCTGCCGCATATTCTACACCATAATTTGTTGCTATTCCTGCTGGAGTATATAAAAATATCATATTTGTAAGAATCTCTTTCGAGGTAGCTGTCTTGGACCTAAAACCTGATTGAATGCCTCTTGGAACAAATATAGATTTATCTGCCAATTTTGCTCTATCAGTTATTTTTCTTGTGCCTTCATAAGCTGATGGATTAGCAGCATCTATATCAATATTAGAAATAGTTGTTCTAAAACCTTCATTTTTAAAAGTGGATTTTTTTCTTTCAATAATCATAAAAGCCATATAATGACCTTCATCAGTATTTCCTACACCTTGTGGATATTGATGAGATTGAAACATATATTCATCATGCACAGCTTTATCTCCAAATTTTGGATTGTATTTTGCCCCTTGTTCTAATGGTCCTGGCCAATTATCTCTGCCTACTACTTTACCACCAAAACCTGGCATATTATTTTTATAAAGTAGATTGCCTACTAATTTAGTGAGTTTAGTTTTAAATAAAGTTTTTGCTGTTCCTAGAATACTCATAAATACCTTTGTGAATTACTAATACTATTTATGATTAAATCTTATGTCTTATAAAGGAATATTCCATCCATCTAACCCAAAAAAATATGTTGGCGACCCCAAAAGAATAGTTTATCGTTCTTTATGGGAGAGAAAGTTTATGGTCTATTGTGATACTAGTAAAAGTATATCAGAATGGGGCTCAGAAGAATTAGCAATACCTTATATCTCACCATTAGATAAGAAAATG